GACACCTCTACCTGTATAATTTGCATTTGTGTCATTATTAGGTTTATTAACAGTAAAACTCTGACTACCTCCAGCATAAACTCTACCTTGAATTTTATACGTTGTAGCAGATGTTGTATTTGGTGAATCGAGAAAAGAACCAGCCATAATCGCAACTTTATCAGCATTAATAGCTGGAAAAACACCACCTTGGGTACATTCCACTCTATTAGCACTATCTGAATCTCCAACTTTTATAGCTGTACTACCTCTTACAAGTTGAATAAAAAATAATTCTGATCCACTCATATTTAAATCATAATGAAGCAGAATCTTACTGCTTGTTGATGTTGGTGTTATTGTTGCAGTCATTCCAGTAATATCGACAAAACTGTTTGTAGTAGAAGTAGAAAAGGTATCAGTTTTTGTTGTAGAAACAACTTGAAGAATAGCACCTGCACCTCTTTTGGCTGCGGTTACTGCATTAGCAGCAAGCATATCTGTATCAACTATTCCGTCTGGTAATCCTCCTACTGCTAAACCGCCTATTGTATTGTTGCTGCCGTTAAGTGTTAGTGCCATAGTTACACAAAAGTTACGACAGAAGGACTATTAATAGTCAGTGTAGCATTGATTGTAAATGGTGTCGGTACAACTGCATTATGATTTGTACTTATTGTGTAATCCTGATCCATAGTATTTTCCGATTCATGAAAAATCTTTTCACCACCACCACCAGCAGCACCGCCACCAATAGAACCCCAAGCACCATTATTGTATCCTTCAAAAGAATTTAATTGACTATTATGGCGTATCATCCCAACGACAGGGCTGCCATCTCTAGCTGCTGTATTACCAGATGGTAATTTTGCAGAACCACTAGTACTAGTTCTTGGTACTTTTTCTGTATCTAATTCTTGTATTGCAGCTTGCACATTAGTTGCAGCTACATCTCCTGTAGCAGCAGAAACTATATTTGCAGCATCACCGGGAACATATGCAGCAACCCAAGCAGAGCCTGTGTATACTTTCATAATGTTTGATGTTGTGTTGTAATATAAATCACCACCAGTTAATGCGTCACCGTCATTATCTACAGTAGGATCACTAGATTTTGGCCCTAAATAAGTATCATCAAAATTATCAAAAGCAGCTAGTGCAGATGCAGCAGAAGACGCTGCGGATGTTGCACTGCCAGCAGCATTTGTTGCGCTTGTAGCAGCTTCACTTGCCTTTGTTGTTGCAGTTGTAGCACTACCAGCAGCACCACTAGCAGATGATGAAGCATTACTTGCTTGAGTTGATGCAGTAGATGCAGAACCTGATGCAGCCGTTGCCGAAGATGCAGCAGCCGTTGCACTATTTGCAGCATTGGTTGCAGAGGTAGAAGCATTACTAGCTTGAGTTGTTGCTGTTGTCGCAGAACTGGCAGCATTAGTCGCACTTGACGCTGCTGCTGTTGCAGAATTACCTGCATTTGTATTACTAGTTGCTGCATTAGTGGCAGAAGTTGCTGCTTCTGATGCTTTAGTTGTAGCTGTACTAGCCTGTGTAGTTGCAGTGTTAGCTTGGTTGGTTGCTGTAGTAGCACTTGCTGCTGCTGCGGTAGCAGATGATGCAGCATTAGTTGCAGATGTTGCTGCTGACGCTGCGTCTACAATTAAATTCCAAGCAGCAGAGTTAGTATTAGTTGTTAAAGGTTGTGATCCACTAGACGTATGCGCTGAGACACATATAAAAATATTATTTGTTGATGTATCTTTTACAAAATCTCTCACATTATATGAACGGCCTGCTGCCCAATCACCTCTATATACACCTAATTCTTGTACAACGTTAAATTCACCACTATCGTCAAAACCTAATACTTTATTAGCTCTAGCTGCTGCGTTTTCTGTAATTTCTAAACTACCAATAGTATTAGTAAGTGAAAATCTAATAGACCTATCTAGTTCAGTTTGTTGTTGTTGATGTAAAATTATAGATTTATCTAATGCATCATTTATAACTTCTGGAAAAAATCCACCTTGGTTTGTTAAATCTGTACCTTGTAAAGATTCAACAGCAGATGTAATAACTAGACTAAAACCACTAGCTAAATTTAAATTATTACCACCAGATTTTAAAGTTACACTACCACCGGGATTGCTGTTTTGGTCTGCGTTTAGAGTAACTATATAATCGTTGTTTACTCCTAAAGTTAATGTTGTTTCTATACTTGTACTAGCTTCTAATTTTTTTACAACAATATCTGCGTCTGTAAAAACTTTAAACGTAAAAGGAAAAGTATGTGCAGAACCGTTACCTACAAAAGGATTTGTCTTTCTTGTAGTCGAATTTATCGTCATTAACTAGACTTATTCACTATCTTATTAAGGCTACTACTAAATTTCTTTATTACGGTTACGCCTTATTCCCTACTTTTGCGACTAGCTTTACCTGTAATTAATGCTCTTATATAATCTGGTGTATTTTCTGGATCTATTACACCTCTATTAATATCAAACTGAACACTAATAGGACGGCCAATAGATGTAAAAGGTATACCAGTAATCAATGTCATTAATGACAATACATCTCTTACATTTTTACCTGTTACTTCTTTATCAGGATTGGCAGCATTTATAAGAGTTCTAGTTGTACCAACAGTTGCTGCTTCTAAAGTTGATATTGATGGACTTGTTGTTATGCGATCATCATATGGTAAATCGTTAAATGAATTAAATGGCACAATTGCTATATTTCCAAATGGTACTAAAGCAAAACCTGCTCTAAACTGTGAACCAAAAAACCAACCTGCAACATCGTCTATATATCCGTCTTCATCTTTATCATCTAAATCACCACCTGTTGCTCTAACTATTAAATCTGCAACAAAAGCTGGCATAGCAAAACCTAATAAATATGTCATAAACAATTGGCCTTTTGTTCCACGCCATCCTAAATCTCTAAATAATTTTTTATATTGTGTAGCATTTAAATTTGCAATCATATTAAAATAACCACCAAATTGCACCATAGTTTTATAAAAAGGTGAACCTACTTGGAATGCTGCTAAATCTTCTGCCTGTAAACTATCTTGTGTTAAACGCACATTTGCATCTGCCTGTTGTATAGCTTCCTTTTGCACTTCTATTTCAGACATAGTTTTTGGACTTTCAGTTAAAACTTTGTTGTAAGTGGCAGACCAAACTACACTATCAACTTGGTTTTGAAATGCTTGTTGCATAAAATATCCATGTCTCTCTGCCCATTTTTGTACTTTTTGGTATGCATTTGGATTAATCAATAATTGATTTAATGTATCTTGCACATCAAATATTTGGTTAAATTGTCGTTCTTTCATAAAAGGCGATAGTTCTGCTATTTCTTCTTGGAATGACATTGGATTTTGTACATACTGCGCTAATGCACCTTTTAAATAACTAGGCCCTACCTTTATCATTGCAGGGAAATATCCTGTAAACTGTTGCAAACCATTTCTTATATTTGCAAACATTATTCCAACACCAGTACTTGCCCTTACTTTTGTCCAAAACTTATCAAAACCTTTAAACCTACCTGCTGTCATTGTTGTTTGACGAGCAGAACGATTTAACCAAGGCATCAATGCATTGTCCATTATGGTCGGATCTAATTCTGATAATCTATTTGCAAATGTTTTATTTTTTAAAATTTTAAATGTATCTTCTATTGCAGGTTGTACAAACGCAAAACGTAATGCATCATCTATATGCTTAGTCATTATGCGTAAATCTAACGATAATGGCTTGTTGTATTCTACACGTTCTTTAGTAAACCCATTACCAGTAGAGGGTAATGATTGTCTAAACTCACTTCTTAAATCTTCTAGCTTTGCTTTTATTTCTGTTTCACTTACTAAAAAAGGATCTGTTTTAGCTGGTACATAACCACCTCTATATGACCCATATTTATTAACTATAGGTGTTGCTTCTACTTCTTTAAAATAATATCCATATACATCGTTATGTGCTTTTTGTATAAGAGGTTTCATCTGTTCATTAAGATCCCATACTTCTTGTAAAAACGTATAATCTTTAGCAGTAAGAACTCCTTCATTAATCATACGAGCTACAAAAATATCCCATGCAGTTGTATTTAACGATCCATCTTCATTAATATTTGCCCAACCACGACCTAATAAAAGTTTGCGTAAATTACTTGTATTACCAGTATGCAACATAGCACCAAGCAATTCAGATTTACCAAAATCACCGTTAGCATTACCAAATGTGTAACCAAATTCTCCAGATACAATCTTTCCTTTAGGCATATCTAACTTTGCAAGCATTTGTGAATATTTTTTTGTGTAGTTAGCTCTTTCTACTCTGTATTTATTTAATGCATCTTTTACTGGACGCCATATATATCTGGTAAATGCACCTGCTCGTACCTCATCACGTTCTAAAACTACGCTACCAATTAAACCTTGACCAGTTTTTGTTGCACCATCCATACCATCTGCCCAATGCTCAATACGTCTTACCATAGCTTTACCTTGCTGCATTGCCCTCATAAAACGTACTCGTGTTCTTGGTGCTGCATCAACTCCTACTGGTGTTGGGGTTTCCATTCTTGACATAACACCAACTAATTCATCTACTACTGCTTCTAGCTCTACACGTTTACCTTCTATAACAATTTGCTTGTCTCTTCTTGATTGATACCACAATGTCTGAATCATTTCGTATACAGTGTCAAATTTTTCAGTTGTCAAATCTTTAATATCTTGCTGACCTTCACTTGTTAAATCTTCTATTAATGGTTTTAGTTGTTCAAACATATCAGGATTGTAGGCTTGTAATTTATCTGTGTATGAAGAAGGTTTATCAACAGCAGGGCCTAAACCATAAGCAGCAAGTATTGCTCTAGCAGCACTTACTAAATCCATATTTCTTGTTTCGGCTATTTTTTTATCAGAACCAAATACTTTCTTAAAGTCTTTTTGTGCTTTATCAAATGTTTTATGTATTTCTAATGCTTCTTTAGCTAATTGATTATTTAATAATTGTGATTTTTTTGCTTTAATTGCAGCAAGAGTATCACCTTTTTTCATTGCAGCTTCAGCAGCTTTTGCAGCTTTTATTTCATTACGACTAAATTGTGATGGCCTAATATCTCTTAATTTCTTTTTAGCTAATAAATCTTTTGCAACTTGTTTGGCAGCAGCAACTTGATATCGTACTGGCTGCATAGATTTAGATAAAAAACGTAATTCAACAGATATAAATCTTGCTCTTGCTTCGTTATGTATTGCTTCTTGTACTTGTAGTTCTTGTCTTCTTGGATCAGTAAGGTTACTAAACTCATTAAGCATACGTTGATCTGTACGCTCCATAACTACTTCTTTTATTGGTCGCATATCTACTAACGCATTTACCATTTCTACTGCATCTGCAAAACCAAACATCTCAGCAACAAGAGATACAGGCATACCTTCTTTTGCAACCATGCGTTGTCTACGCAATTTTTGTATTTCAGATTTCATGTCGTAAAAAGGTACTAATTCTTGTAATGAATCTGCTGTTATTTTGTGACCTTCTCCGGCAACAACTCTTTCCCCTTGGTCGTTAACAAATTCACCACGTTTTAAAAATGCTTGTACTCTATATAATTTTTCTTTTTCTGCTTTATTAGTTTCTTCTTGTATTACTTTTTTTCTTGTCTTTTCTACATCTTTTTGTATATTTTTTAATACTTTGCTTCTTGCATTAGACAACCATTTTACTTGTCGCATACTAGCTTTTGTTAAGTCTTCCATAGATTTATCTTCTGCTTCTTGCATTGCCTTTGTATATTCATTCCATGTTGCGTCATCCATACCGCTTTGTTCTTGTGTTTGGAACATAGCCTTCATGCCGTATATCTCTTCAGCTTGTGTTATTTGCTCTTCAGTAGCCAACATACGATCCATAACACTTCTTATCTCATCAGTTAATATTGGCAAGTCTTGGCCGTTTTCTTTTCTGTATATAATGTTTAATTCATCTCTTATAGACCTGTAAATTCTGCGTAAAAATTTACTAAATCTATTAAATATTTCTTGTAATCTAGTACTTGGTGCTTTGCCTTCGTATAAATAAATTTCGTAATTATAAGCAAACGCTTCGTGAAATTTTCTTTTTTGATCTATAGATAATTGATTCCAAGCTTGTGCATCTTTTACGCCAAAAAACTTTAACAACGTTTGAAAATCATCTGTTTGCTGTTGTGATGCTTGATCAGACATTGCTATGTCTTCCATAACAGTTAGCATATAATGCGCTGTCTCATGTAAAAACGTAGAAAAATCAGATTCTTTTGTAAGTACTGTAGTTAATGTTTTAGGATCAAACCCACCTCTTATACCGTCAGGATCTGATTGCTGTAAAAACTCTCCTACTTTTACTCGAATAGATCCTCTAGGCTTTCCAACTGAGAGTCTGTAATCTCTTCGTCCGTTTGGGAATTCATCATCGAGACTAAGTCGAGAAGGTTCGACCCTGATTGCAACTGCGGTATCACCGTAGCCAGTATCTGTGATAGCTCTGGTGGTAACGTAGACATCAGGTTCTCCAGCACTTCTAAGTTGACCTGTGGCTCTAATTTGTTCTGCTGCTCTTCTGTTGGTGTGGTGGAAGACAGTGACAGTTCCGTCTGCGTTAAGGGGGAGTCCTGTGGTTTCGTCAATTCTTCCTTGTTGTTGGAAAGTATCAACCTCTCGTATCTGTCCAGATCCTCCATCATCTCGTTGTGTGTCTCTTGATTGCTCCTCGGATTGTACTGATAACTCATTGTCTACCTCCTGTAATGTAGATTGTATGTCAGCTTCTGATATACCCATTCTAGCAACTAAAGACGCAGCAGCATTAGCATAATCAGGTGCTGCGTTATCTTCGTAACCTGTTTCTACTACTGTTTCTTTAAGTTTTGCAGAATCATATAATTTTTTTTCTGGATACCACATCAATGCCTGTAAATCTGCCATTGTTAAATTTGGATTTTGTTGTTGCAATATTGGCAATACTTGTCCAAAAACTTTTTCTATAAATCTTCTTTCTGGTGGCCCTTTAGGTTGCTCTTTTTGACCATCTAAATAACCTGCTAATGAATTACCTGCTTTGCGTATTTCATCTCCAATACTTATTCGTTTTTCACCTTTTATAGGTTTACCTTTAATGTTTGTTATTGTGTCTGCAACATCATTGTCTGGTTCAATTAAAGATATTTCTGCCATTAAATCACGATTTGCAGGTATGGTTGTTCTAGTTTCTATTCTTTTTGCAACTTCATCTAAATCACCTAAAGTAAGTTTTCTGCCAAGAATTGTCTCAAATGCTTTTTTTTGTTCTTTAGTTAAAGCTTTTATATATTGTTTTAATTGGTCACGTTTAGTTTTAGCTTGCTTTGTATAGTTAGTAACAAGAGTACCTGTCATGCGACCCCATGTACGCATAGCCCATCTATCTAAAGTTAATTGTTCATAGTTACCGTATAAATTTGCAAAAAAACCATTACCTATTTTAGGGCCAATAACAGCAGCACCATATACTATTTCACTTTTACCAAATTCTTTAATTGAAACACCTGTATATGTTTCTACTTCTTTAACTGTATGTGTTGTACTCATAAATTTTTCTACATCTTCTATACCGTTTTTTTCAATTAATTCATTAATTAATTTAAAACTTTTAGACATTGCACGACCTGCTTTGCCCTGCCCATAAGGCGTTGGAAATTTACCATTTTGTTTCCAGTAACTGTATACATCTTCTGCAAGGTCAAAATTTGTATTTACATCTATACCGTTAGATGTAGTTGCCAATGCCCAAGTAAAAGCAAAATTTGATGCTGCGTCAGTAGTTAATTCTGGATGTACCTTTGCTAATAACCTTTTAGCTTTTGTGACTTTTTCGTTATACCAACCTATTGCGTTTGGGTTTTCTACTAGTGCGTATTGTGCATCTGCTAATAATGTCTGTACTAAATATTTTTCTGTTTCTACAGAAGAATCTGAAAGATCTACTTTACCTTTTTTAGCTTCATTATTAACACGTTCTTGTATTTCTAATTTAAAATCCCGGTTAGTTGCAAATGGTTTACTAGCTGCAAAATCAAAATTTTCTACAATTCGTGCTATTTGATATACAGCTTGTGGTACTGGCTTGCCTTTTTTTTGCTTACCTCTTTGTGCCAATATTTCCTGTGTTTGTTGTTTATATATGTTTGCTATCTCTGTATCCCATGTACCGCTATTAAAAGTTGATTTAACTGCTTTAGGATCAAATACAACTATTTCTCTAACATCTCTCATTTCACCGGGCATAATTGCACCGTCATGTCCTTTTGCAATAAGGTTGTCTCTAAATTGTTCTGCCGTTACCTGTCCTGACCTTACTAATTCTTTATCGTCTAAAGTTGCATTGTATGGATTTTCTAAACGTACATACAAAGGCATAATAATTGGATCTGTTGGGCCAGCAGGTAAACGGCCATCTTTAATTCTTAATTTTTTTAATTTTGTATATTCTTGGGCTAGCAGAATATTATCAGTTACATAAACTCCAGTACCTAACCAACCACTATCTAATCTTTTTGGATGATCTAATTTAAATTCACTAATGCTGTCTGTAGTGCCGTGGTAAACAACTTGTGGTGTGCCGTCAGCATTTTTTAAAACTGATTTACCAAAAAACTTTTTAAACTCAGGTGTGTCTAGCTTTACTGAACCATCTTGGTTAAATAGTTGTTGTTCTGGCGATACGTTAAATTTATCGTCAGTAGTTATTTTGTAAAAATATTTATCAAAAAATTCACTTGGTTTTATGTTTAGTTGGTTTGCCTGAGTAACTACAAAATCCCTGACAAAATAAGATAAAAATTTAGTTTGGTTAGGAGTATAAACACCAGTAGCTTTTAACTGATCATTTATATTTGTTTGTATTTTATTTGCGTCTTTTCTTATTTCATCTGCCAATTCTTTTTGTTGGTTTAATATTTGTTCTGCTTCTTCTCTAAGTGTTTCTCTTTCATTTGCAAACTGGCCAGCTTCTGTTGCACTCATGCTGTCTTGTGTTACACGCATATGTGGTTGCAATGCAATACCTAATTGTGTGCCAGCAATTTTTGCAGCATATGTTCCTGTTGGTACTGCAATATCTCCTTGTCCACCTGTTGCATTTATTTCTTTTAAATCATTTGCTATTTGCGGAGAAAACAACTCCAACTGTTCCATAGTTATACCATTGCTTCTTAGCTGTTGATTTAATATTTCTGCGTCTATAAAAATGTTTGGTACGTCTTTGTCACTAGCTACATTCTGTACATAAGTTTCAAAAGCATTTGGGTTTCTAATTTTTGTTTTATCTGTAGTAGATAAAGTAGATAATGAATCAATAAATGCAGCATCTTTTGTTGCTTTCTTTGCTTTACTTGTATTAGTTATAAAACTAGGCCCTGCACTAATACCAGCAAGTGGCAACATACCAGTAGCAACCATTTCAAATACAGCAGCAAGTCTTTGTGATATTTCTGTTCTACCTTCTGCTGTTAATAATTTACTTTCAAATTCACCTTCTTCAAAATAATTAGCAAAATCTTCACCTGCAATATTTACCAATTCTTGCAATTGTTCAGTACCTACTTCTGTGGCCCAACTACGAAAAGCTTCAGTACCAGTTTTGCGTAAAACTTGTACCATAGTAGGTTTTATTAGAGACTTGTTAACTTCTTGCATAGTCTCTCTTATTAGTAAACTTTTTATTGGTGCTGTTACTGTACTTAAACCTACAAATTCTAATCCACCATTAACAAGACCAACTGCTATACCAACATTTCTTGCTACGTCATGAGAAATACCCATATCAATAAGAGCATTATATTGATGACCTGCTTCTATCATCGAACCTTCTTTTGCCGAACCAGTGGTTAATCCCCATATAAATCCAGTAATAATGCCACCTTTAACAGTAATAGGTGCAAATGGGCCACCAAATAATCCTAATGTTCCACCTGTTGCTCCACCAGCCACACCAAATTTTACTGCTTCTTGCATGGTCTTAGACCATTGACCACCTATAGTAAAAGTGTTTTCCCATAGCCCAGATCCATCACTTTCTAATTCTTCTAGCCTTACACCTATTTCTTCTATACGTTGATCTATTATTTCATTAGATTTTCCTAAATCTACATTTAACGATTTTTGAAAACCTAGCTTACCCTGTTCAGCTTGTAACCTACCTTTTTCCCATCCTTGCCTAGCATTCTCAGGAAAATTTTGTATACCAGTAAATGCACCTTCTATAAGACCTAATCGCTCTACATTGTCTTGTGCTATTGCTGCAAAATTAGGATCAGTTAAATGACGCATTAATATTGGATTTGTTTGTGCTAAATCCAAACGATATATATTTTCTCGTTTATTTCTTTCTCTTAAAATTTCTAGAGTTGTATCACTATTTAATGCAACTCCGGGTGGTAAATTTAAACGCTCTGCTAATTTTTGTGCTTCACCAGTATTATCTGGATTTAAAGAAGAAACTGTATTTAAAATTTGTTTTAATTTTTTTTCACGTTCTTTATTTTCTTGTTCATATAAATCATCAAATGGATTTTGTTGACTATAATTTTGACTTGGTGCTAAAGAATTTAAATCATCAAATGGATTTGTAGACATTACTGTTCCTCCCTATATGCAAATGCTTCATTTACATTTTTAGGTTGACCTTTGCGTACAAAATAATCTGCAATATTTTTTTGCGTTACAGGTTTATTTGCTTTGCGTAAAGATTCTGTAATTAACGCTAATACTTGTGGATCAATTTTACTTGTAAATACTCTTATGTTTTCATTGTTATAAGGTACGTCTACATAAACATCTTGTAATTGATCTTGATCAACAAAGAATATATTTGTATCCTTGGTATCGCCACCACCAATAAACCCTAAAAACGGATCATTATCAACATTTACATTGTCTAATAATACATCGTTTAATGCAGCTTGTTTTTCACCCATAGTTAATTTTACGTTGCCTTTTGCTATTTGTCGTGCATTAATTTCTTTTAGCCATGCGTCATTTATAGCAATATATCTTTTTTTCTTTTCTTTATTTTTAGACGTATATAAATCACCCATGTCATATCTGTCTAATGTAGCTTTTAACATAGTGACATTACCTGTTGCTTCTACTACAGAATCTTCACTTCTTAAAGAATCTGCATATCGTTTTAATTCAAGATATTGTCCATTACTTAATTTGTGGCTATGAGATTCTAAATTAGTTGCAACTTCTGCTGGATTACTTTTTAATTCAAATTCTGTATCTACATCTGATTCTACTGGCTGTCCATTTTTTAATATTTCCTGATCTTGTTCAGTAAAATTATCAATACTAATATTATTGGCAATTAAATTTTGCCATCCTCCCGGTTCTGCAAATGCTATTTCTTTTGCATTATTAAACGCTTGATTATATATAGCTTTTGTTTTGTTTTCTATTTTACTGTATTTAATATCTAAATCTTTTAACGCATAATCTAATTCTTCCTCATCTATAACTGTATCTTTAAGTTTTTCTACTAACTTTTCTTTTGGCTGTAAACCTGTAACTTCATCAACTATTATTGTTTCGTCTGTGTCTGGGTTATAATCATAATCAACATTTTTCTTTAAAACTTCTAAATCATTAGCAACTTTATTTTGATATATTTCTGCTTTATCTGCTTTTGTTTTGTCAAAATCTTTTTGACCAGTTCTTCCTCCAAATCTTTTTTCACCAGTAAAAAATTCTAAATCTTCAGTACGAACACCGGGATTTTGTTTTATTGCATTATCTGGATTTTGATAAAATTCTTTTACAGCTTTACTGTATGCTGCACCTCCTGTCCTACCAGTTCCAAAATCACTTCTTTTTGGTGGGTTTGGAAATATAGTTTTTGTCGCACCATAAAATTTATTATATTTATCACCTGTTGCATCAAGAACAAATTCATTGTATTTATCTAAGATTGCTGCTTTTATTATTTTTTCATTGTCTGGATTTTTTAAAAATTCTTCTTCAAATTTTTTCTTAGCTACTTTATATTTTCTACGACCTGCTTTATTGTTTGGAAATGTATTTTTAAACTCAGGTAATTCGTATTCTCGTTCTGCTTTTCTATATAACGAGTCTGCTTTACTTACACCTAATTTTTGTATTGCAAACACATGGGTCGATTGGTGTTGCGGTATCATTTTTTTGTAAATACCAGACGTACTTACAATTTGTTGTAATAGTTCTATTCTTTCATTTCTTTGACTACCAGTTATGTCAATAGCTTCATCATTACTATTAAAACCATCCTTTACTGATCCACCAATACCATTAGATGTAGTGTTGTTGCTACTTAAAGAAAATACTGTATTAGCTTGATCTAAAAATTTTCCGTTGTTTTGATTACTATTATTAGCAATAAGTGTGTCATTAATAACGCCTTGGTTATGTTCCATATGATCTTTTTCTACTTTTGCTTGTAATTTGTTGGCATCTTTAGGGTTTAATATTGGATTTAATTTTTTAAATAATTTTTCTATTTCACCCCACTCTGCATCTTCATCAAGTTTGTCTATAAGGTCTTTATATATGTCATCGTTATATTCTCTTATTGATTTTATATATTGTTCACTAATTGGTATTTTGTCTCCGTTTGCATCTATGGCATTAGGATCTATATTCCAACCTTTTAATATTGCTTGCTCTTTTAATTTTTCTAACCCACCAGCATAATGCAATTGAAATGGCCCACTAGGATCATTCCAACTTGCATAATTATTTTTTGTTTCGTTTTTTAAATTCTCAAGACCAGCTTTTACTTCGTTTTCGTGTGCCAAACGTTGTTGCTTTATAGAGTGCTGCGTCATTTTATTAGTCGCAGAATTTAAAGAAACCGATGCCATATTTTCAAACAAATATTTACTTTCGCCATTGCTTGCTAATTCTGCATACTTAGCTAATAACTGATTATTACTGTTATTAACTTCATCAAAAGCAGAAATACCTTGTTCTTTATTAGTTGTTTTTACAGCATCAAAACCTTTAGTAGTTAAATAATTATTAGTACTTGCTTCTAGTTCGCTGTAAAATTCGTTATATAATTTTTTTGATTCAGCATCATTAAATTCATCTTGTAATTTAAAAGCAATTGCAGATACATCTTGTTGTGCTTTAGCAAAATTTTGTAAATCATCAGTAACGGTATCTTGTATAGGTTCTATTCTGCCACTACTAAATTGTGGAGCAGAGCCAATTTCTAATCCTTCTTGTGGTGTTAAAGGTACTGTTGCCATAATTATTTAAAGAAATTTTCTGGTAAATTACCAACGATGTTGGTTGCGCCTGTTAACAACGTACTAGTCATATTCATAAACGGACTAATAGACGAAGCAGTACTAAACATATTGTTAGCTGATACACCAAGCATATCTCCTTGTATACCAATGCCAACTGCACGAGTTCTTTGTGCATTCATAGCTCTTACTTTATTTGTGTTTAAAGTTAACCTATCTATTTCTTTCATTAATTCAGCACTGGCAAAAACATTTGCAGTACTTCCAACACCCATCTGTATACCCCTTGAAGCAAACGATGCTCTAGAACTAGAAATTTTTTGACCATATTTAAGAGTTTGTATTTGCAATCGTTTGTTATATGCTCTTGCTATATGTTGCGCTTGACTTTCTAACATACGTTTGTTGAGCTTCGCCATGTCACGCTGATGCTCAAAATTTAACGCCTGACTTTTTAATTTATATTTTTCAGTATTAGCAGCAGATTTATTAGCAATCATGCCAGTAAGTGTGCTTGTGATACCTAATCCAAGACCTAATTTATCTCCTAATCCTAAAGCTGACCAACCTGTTGCCATTAGTTCAACAAAGTACCTATTTTAATAATATACATATAGGTTTCTTGCTTACGGTTACACTATCCACCAACAGCTACTTCTAATGTCATACCTACAACTGTTAATGGTAATGGATCAGTTTGTCGTACAAATAATTGACCATTATCTTGCCAACTAGGAGTTAACATAATTTTTATATCTTGTGTTTTTAAACTTGGTGGCGTGCCATATGGCTCTGTTGTACGTTGTTTTGCTTCTATTAATTTGTCAGAAGATGGGCCAGCAAAAATACCAGAAGATTCTAATACTCTTATCCAAACATGATTTAAATTTTTAACACGACCTTGACCAAAAGCTTCTACTTGTAATGCCATAGGTAAGCTTTGCAAATCACTGTTATATTCTAAACCTATATGAACTACACTAGCTGCACGTTCTAACGTTATAGCACCACTGCTAACTACTCTTTGTGGGTGAACTGAACCATCTGCCAATATACTTACAGTTTTTCCTTCTATATGATCTAAACCTGATATAGAATTTCTTGCAACTTCATAAGAAGTTAATCCTGTATTACGCAAAGATGCAGGTAAATCTTTATCTAATTTTGCGGTTGCTACTGTTTGACTTGATGTAGCAAGTATAGTTAAACGATATAAATTAGTGCCATCAACTATAACTATTGCATCATCTTTATCATCAACACTAGGTGGTGCATTAAATAAATTGTAGTTAGTGGTTACTGTAACGCTTTCACCTCTTGTGTAATTTGTACCTCCAGATATTGTTACTGTTTGATTTGTATCTGTATTTGTACCATTGTATGTTGCACCACAATCAACAAAAAAACTATCACGTTGCGTAGCATATATTCTTGTTCCCATACGTTCTACATATCTTTTTACTGCGCCATTAATAGTTCTTTTTATAACGCAATAAACAACGTCATCAGCACCTTCTGCAACTACTGCAACACTTTCAAACAAACCATCAGTATCATGTTGATGCCATGCACCTATTGCTTGTTCTGGTACATATGTAAGACCTAACAATTTACCTTGATCATTAATAAACCAAACTACAGGCAATGGTGCTTTTGCCATACCCATATCTTTAATTTCAAAATGGTCAAATAAATGCGCTGCTCTTAATGACAAATCTCCTGTAATAAAACCATTTGCTTGCCAGTTATAACCTAGCTCTCTAACATGACCGCCACGAGATGCTGCATAAACCATGCTGTTATTAACAATTACTGGTTGAGCATTATTAGAACCTACATATGATTGTGGTTTTACTGATATAGATGTTGGTGTTATAGCGTCACTATTAACAGAAGTTACACGCCATTCTGCTGATCCTGTTAATAATAGCAATTGTGTTAACGGAACAATATGTCTTATAGTATTTGCTTCACGAGCAGCAACTCTAAACTCAATACGGTCATCATCTCGTATAGGTAAACCAAAAGACATATTACTTTCAGTACCTGATTTAGTCATCCATATACTTTGTGGAAAATTATTTGGCCCTGCAAACACTCTGCGTTGCTCAAAATAAGATACAGCACCGGGATAATTACCAGTACCTACAAAATCATTTTCGTATATTGGTGGCGTTACAGTAAAATCAGGTGCAATATTATTATCAATAATACTTGTAGAAGTAGTTTCTCCAATAAAACCAAATATACCACCTTGATCTTTATAAACTCTATATCTACTTGCACCAGTAACTGCGTTCCAAGAAATTGTATTTTTTGCTCCACTTACAAAAATATTATTGGCAACAGAAGCAGCACTTGATTGTGCGCTTTCATCTACTAAATTTGTTGCAATAGCAGTAACAACATAATTATGAGTAAAAAAAGTATCTGTATTTGTACTAGAAGATGAAGGTATATAAGCAGTAACACTTACTCCTCCGGGTGCTGAAATTGGACTACCAAAATTAATTACCAAAACCTCCCATTTAGTTGCACCTAATCTTCTTAATTCTCTTGGGGCGTGATTAGGATGTACTAATGTCACAACATCAGCAGATTGTACATAATGTAAATCAAATAATTCTGCTTCTAAATATGGTGATGGTATCTCGTATATGTTTGGATTTGTAGGCATTGCATACCAATTTGTAGCATTAGGTGGCTGGCTATTAGAATGCGCTGTTTTAGCATAGTAATTTACGTTGTTATATTTTGCTATATCGCCTACTGCATAGTTTGTACCACTATTCCATGCTGCACCATCGCTATAAAATAAAGTTTGTCCTTGTGTATGAAATCTAAAATATTCATTACCCATTTCAATAACCATAGTTTGTACGGTATTAAATGTAAAAGACAACAATCTTGTAGCTTTTGTACTGTCTTTTACTTCTCTAACAAATGCAAATCCCGGCCTGTTTTCTGCTGGCCCTTGTGGTTTAGAAATAAAATTACGCATTGTTGCTGCGCCTTGTTGATACTTTGCATCATCTATACGCCCAAACATTTCTGGTGATAATTCACCTGCTGAAAATGCTTTTGAAAATGTGCGTGTAGTTGGCATTGCCTACCTCCCAGATGTCCAAGGTACAATATGTTCTATCGTAATATCTCTTTGTAAATTGTCTGCTTGCTTTGCACTTGCTAAATACCCTTGCATCATTTCTATACAACGTTTTGCTTCTGCCATACCTTGATCACCTTTAATTATTGGCCCTGCAAGCATTGATGCTAAATGCCAAGATAATGTATTAACAAATAAAGGTGGAAACAAAGATGGATCAGTAATAAAAGCTTGATACCTTAACATTGCGTTTTCTTGGTTTGTATAAATATATGATCCTTCTATCGCAAATTGTTGTGGTGTATATTGTCCGGCTACTATTGTTGGCGCATAATTTGATGTTATACCACCGGGTGTATCGCCAGCAGACATTCTTGTAGCGTAATCGTTTTGTGCTGTAGGAGATATTATTGCAACAGCAGACATCATGTCAGCAGGTGTTGCATATGCATAATCCCATTGATCTAAGGTATTAGTTGTTAATGCTAAACTACCTCGTTTAGATGCAAAACTCCATGTATGCATTGCTAACAAACTGTTTCTTGCAATTGGATAAAACCTTGCAGCTTTTTCTGCTTGTGCTGATCCTTCTGGTGGGGATAGCGTAGCTATTGTTGCATCATCACCCAAATTTGCTAGGGCAAGGTTGCAAATATCTACTTCAGTTGCCATGTCATCTCCTAAAAAAAAGAGGAGGTTAGCAGTAATCTACTAGCCCCCAGTATGCAAATAAGAAACTAATACCTATTTACTAGCTGCTTCAAGTTGACTAATAAGAGTTTCTTTAGTTTGTCTTCTATCAAGTTCAATACCAATAGAACGACCATAAATTTCAAGTTCTGCTTTAGTCATTGATAAATAATCAATTGATTGAGTAGTTGGCTGAACATTTTCTGACGGTACGGTTGTGTTTGACGCCACAGGTAGATCAGGTTCAGTTCCACCAACTAATTCAATATTACTATTGAACTCTCCATTGTATTCAAACTCTTCATCAACTTCTCGCATGGATTGACCAACGAAACACTTGACTTTAGCTTTGTAAATAGGCATAGATTCTCCTTATTAAGCTACGGTAAAACCAGAAGCATAGAACTTTCTACCGTCACCGATTGTTTCTACTATATCAGCAGTAACTTTACCAGCGTTAAAAGTACCAGCAATTGTGTATCTAGCACCAATATATCTCTGGCCTTTGCCAGCAATATCTGGGTTAAAACGTACTACTACGTTTTTGCCTAATGTTAGTGCTGCTGTAAGGATTGCATCGCTGCTACCAATAACAGTAGGACTAGACAAGTCAGCATTTGCGCTAGTAATAACTTCAAACTTTACGCTTGTACCATTTGCTAATGCAGTAGTAACAGCAAAGTTCATATACAATGCAGTACCTTCACCTATGTCTCTAGCAGTTCCTAGATCTACAGTGTTAGTAGATACAGCAGTTGTTGTAAGTGCTTGATCTTCACTTACTCTGAGTAATGAATCAGTAATCATTTTTAATCTCCTTTGTTAATAAATTAATTAAACAACACGAGCTTCGCTGTTAATCAACGCATCCACTCTTCTTAGAGGTACGCCTAAGAATGATAAGTAGCTTTGTGCTGATCCAAACTGTGATAAACCTTCTTGTATTGACAAGACGTTTTGTGATTTATCAAGTGCTGCAATAGACATTCCAGAATGAACTGTTCTGTTCATATAGAAAGCTGCTCTACCCATTGCCATGTTTGGTATTCTGTACAATGCTCTAGCCATTAGTTTGACTAAGTTGGTTGATGCAGCAGCAGTTTGTGTATTAGCACTGCCAAGGAGGTCAGAAATGTCGATGTTGCAAATACGAACAACGTATCTCCAATCTTTAACAACAAGACCATTTTTCCACTGATAACGTGTAGCAAAAGCTTGTAGTCTTGTGCCATCACTGTTGTATACAGTTTGCTCACCTAGATCTTCGTGTGTCAAACCTGCTTTAGATCCTTTAGGAAAAGGGCAATATACAGTTTGGTCACCCCAAACAACTAGATATACAGAAGCATTATCAGAACCTGATCCACCTGCATCAAGAATGTTTACAGCGTTATCAGCAGATAAATCACCATATCTTGGTGCTAAACCTAAAAACTTCTTAGGATCTGTTCCGGGATTACCATAGAACATAGTCTCTGCTTGAGTCTGGTTCATTGCTTCCAAAAACGCAGTATCTTCAGATAGACGGAATTGTGCAGTGTTACCATTTAACATTGCTAAGTCTTTGTCCACTTCAGAACGTGCTTCAAGAATTGCACAGGCTTCATCAACTTGAGCAGTTGTTGATTTACTGCCGGGAATACCTTGGTTTAATGCACGGAAATAAACTGATGGTAAACCAGTTCTAATAATTACACGTTCACCAGTTGGTAAATTACCTTCCTTAAACACGCAATCATCTAGTATTTCGTTGCTTTGTGATAATAATTCTGCAACGATTGGAACTCTACCGTCTGGGTCAGATCTTTTTGCCCAATCCGCTAGGGTTAAATTTGAGGTTGAGAGAGTAGCCATTTAATAACTCCTTACTTGTTTTGCTGATTAGAATACAATGAATTTGCTATAGCGTTAAAATCTTTTGGGCCACTATTTCTAGAATAATCAGCACCTTCAGAATTACCGACATAACTGTCTTCACTGATTGCCTTACCTGCTCTGTACATAAACCTGATTATTTCAGGGTGATTTCCAAAGCCTGTTTCAACTAGCAGCGACTTCAAGGCATCATTACCAAACGCATCTAAAGCAGTTTTTGCAATTTCTAAATTGTCGTTTAGTTTTTCACCGCCAAATTCTTCGTCAGCTTGTGAATTACTTACCCAATCAGCTTTTGCAACTTCTAAAGCTTTAGCTTGTTTGGCTTGTATGACAGGTGCAACCTTGTCTAATACCTTTTGTGCAGCTTCTTGTGGCAGGTTAAGTTCTTTAGCGACATCACCGAATGCCGTTAAGACTTCGGGGTCGAGTTCATTTGGTGCGTCAGCCACCTTTGGATTAAACTCGTATTTCTCAGGCGCACCTTCTGGTGCTTCTGATTCGCTAGTTTTACTTTCAACAGTGGTTTCATCCGAAACTTGTTGATCCTGTACAATTTCAGCTTGCTGCTGTGTTTCAGTAGTCTGCTCGTTAGTAGCAGTATCTACCGATTGCTGTTGTTCGCTGCCTTCATTTGTTTGGTTGGCTTCCGTCATCAGCATCTCTGACATTTTTTTGCTCCTTAATCATTGTCGGGTATAACTCAGGGCAGAGAGTGTGGATTAAGTTAAGTATTTGCAAACCATAATTCCTGTTACCTTCGCTAAATGACATTGCCATTGCGTTAGTGTTGAACGATGATCGAAAAACACCTGCTTGTTCCAGAAGTCTCCAGATTAATCTGCGACCCCTCTTGCTGCTCATAAGCCATTTAATATCCGACTCTTCATTTTGGCGGTCAATTCTTTCCGCAGACTTTTTATTGTCTTTAGATTTTTGTTGACCTTTGAGATCGAGAGGATTGTATTCGCTCATAAACCAATATATCTAGCTATAACAAGGTTACGGTTACACCTATTTTTGGTTTGGATACATTTTTTTTGCAGTTTTTGCAGCATTTTCAAAATCTTTTGCAGTAGGTCTTCCTTTTTCACCTTTTTTCTTCATGCGTTCACCAGAACCACCTTTAATTCTTTTACGTTTTCTGTGAATGTTTTCGTATAAACTCATTTTGTTGTAGCTCCGTATAGTTTGTTTGCAAATTCTTCTTGTTTAGTTTTATTTTTTTTCTTTTCTTTTTCTTTTTTATCATGCGCTTCTAACATTTTCTTGTACTTCATTCTATATTCGGCTGACATATTGCCATAACCAAAGTTGTCTGCTGTTTTTTCAGCCATAATTACCTCCTATGCTAAGTATGTAGCTTGTTTAGCAGCAGGTTCTGCCTTTGGTGGTGCTGTCGCTGCCTTTTTACCATACAATTCTTCTGCTTGATCACCACTTTTATCAAATGGTTCTATACCCATAGCAGTTATTTGCAACTCTACATTTTGTTCAACGCCATCTTGTTCTTTACTTTCTCTAACAGTTTTGACATATGCTATAGCTTTAATCATCATTTCACCACCAGCTTCTGGTAATTTTTCTATACCTAATTTTTCTAGTTCTTCTCTGCCTAAAGATATACATAAACCGTAGCTATACATCGGCTCATCGTACATTTCATTACTGTCAATAGGTTGTGGGTCTTTTTTTAGATCTATTAAATCCATTTGTTATACCTCCAATGGTGATGGTGAATTGTAACCGCTAAATTGATTAATCATGTCCATAGCATTACCTGCATCTACTTTACCTAACTTTGACATATTTTCAGCAGCCTGATTTTGTGCTTCTTGTTGTGCTGCTGCCTGTTGTGCTTGCGCTCTTGCTTGACGTATCTTTGCAACTTGTGGCCCTGCAACTATCAACGATGGGTCAACACCTAACATATCAGCATAACCATCAGCCCATGCATCAGAATCAAACTTATCAAGAACATCAGGTTTCATCTGTGCAACCATACCCATACTGTTTACATACCTATCTACACTGTTTGTACCAATAGCACGTTGCGCTTGTGCCAACATAGATACAAATTCTACGTTTAATTCCATGCCTTGCAACTCTTCTGGTGCTGGTGGCACTAGTCCAGCTTCTACCATCCTGTCAAAAGTTATATCAATTAATGGATCTAACAATTCGTTATGCAATCTTTCCAATACTGGCCCTAACATAAGCAGTTTTTCTTCGTGTCGTTCTGCTACTTCTGTTGCTGTCATGCGTGTATCAGTAGCATTTGCCAACATAAGAAACAAATCAGCATAAAAACTACTATTAATACGTCCACGCACATCTTGTATATCTCGCAATAAATGATCAAGATTTAAATTTACGTTAAATGCTGTCTCAATTTTGCCCTGCGCCCCATCAATAAACGTAACCCCACCCGGCAAACTATCCACATCTCTGTTTTTCATGTAGCTTGGCACTTGCAATGGTGGCTTTGTTTGGTAATCAATGCCCTGTGCCTTGCGTAATTGCTCATGTTGTAGCTGTTTTATGTCACCTAACGACTCCATACCCGGTGAATTGCCATAAATATCACCACCTGCAACACCCCATCTAGGCACAACTGCCGGAAATTCTTTAAATCCGCTTTCTCGTAGCACTTGATCGCCATCACTGCCTGTTTCAAAGTAACAAGACTTGAATGGCATATTCATATTGTCCTTTTTCTTGTAATCACGATCCCTATCATCCCTTGGTTCTATAGCGTGTACCAATGTAATCCAACTATCTAGGCTACCCCTGTCGTACAAGTTTTTAACAGACGTTGAACATTTGTTATATCCAAACTCTCTTACCACTTCTCCTACTGTTTTTTGAAATTCTCTGTACAAAGTGTTTACTCTGCCCTGATAATCCGTAGCTATTGCATATTCACCAATGGTTACAGGGTAATGATGTATAGCGTTTTGGCTATCGGGGAGGATAATAGAGCCAGCCGTACCAAATGCTCCAAGTTCTTCGTATATTCCATGTAATGTTCGGTATGTATTGGACTTTTGAAATACTAATTGCATACGTTGTGTAACATCTGCTAACCATAATTTGACAGGCCCATAGCTATTTAATTCTGGATCTGCCGTGCCTAACCTAAACCATGGTCTTGCAGGGGATGTAGCACCAGCCATCATGCCAGCACCTAATGTTCTTAACGCTCTTGTACCAGTATTGTCATATATAGAGTTATGTCTTCTATGTCCTTTGTTTCTATCTTGTTGAAAATAGCGTCCGTTTCTTGGTAATAAATATGTTGTAATTTCTTGCCAATGTGACCACCATGTAGCCCTTTCAGACCTAAGATGACCCCACCTAGTTATTAATTTTTCTTTTTTTGTTTTCATTAATTAGTTTCCTAATAAACTATTTCCACCTAAATTTAATGCTGAAGGATCTACACCTACTTGACCTGTTAATAAACTACCTCCACTAGCATCTCCTCTACCTCCTCCTTTTTTACTTTTACCTTGAGCTACCGCTTGTGCTACTGGGTTAACCATATTATCACCACCAGTTAATACTGTTGCAGCAGGGCCTTGGTTTGCTGCTTCTTCACTTCTACTTACAATAGCCTGTACTTCTGGTTGTTTTTGTACTGCTCTGTTGTATTCAATGTCAGCACGTTGTGCTTCTGCTTCTGCTTGTTGTCTAGCTTGTTCATTAGCTTTTCTTTGTTCTGCTAATGCTCTTTCTTGCTGTTTTCTTTGTTCTCTTGCACGATTGTTTGCTTCAATTGTTGCATAAGTTGTGGCTGCTGCTGTAGTTACTAGTGCTGTTACTACCATTGGTTAAATCTCCTTAGAATACATGATTTCTTGTACACCATATTTTAGTTTTGGTAGCAACTTTTCTAAAGCGGTGTTTTCTTTAGCGTGCCATAACATAAGTTTACAACCCTCAGATTTTGCATGATTTTCTGTGACTTTTATTAGACGTAAACCTAATCGTCCACCCCGAAATTCTTTTTTGACAAACAAAATGTCATTCTGAGCGATTCTTAAATCTGCATAATGCAAGTGATAAATCATTATGTTCATAGAATAACCAATACATACATCGCCCTGCATTGCTACATAGATAAATAACCAACCTGTTGCATCAAGTGCTTCATACAGCTTGTAATTTGGCTTTAATTTCATTACTTGTTTGTTACGAGCAATCTCTTCGTAATGCTCTTCAAATAATGAATCTCCTAAAACCTTAAATTCATCTAAGGTGCAGAGTCTAATTTCTGTTTTAGGTACTCTACTTTCGTTTACAGTAGCTTTACTATCATTAGTTACGGTCACACTAGTCATAAAAAATCTTTTGGTACACAATCAAATATTATATGTACTCTGTCTGTCGTGCCAACATTGTCCGCAGTATGTATTTTCTTATGGTTAAACCACCAAACCTCGCCTACCTCAAACTTTTGCTTTTGATCTCCGCAAGTTTGGTTACACCATTGGTTAGTTTTTAGTACAAGATGAAATCTTTGGTAGTGGTCTGCATACGTTCCTTGGTCGTTATGTTTGGTTACATGGCCACTAGGTTTTAAATTGACAATAAGTACCCTACCCATATCTTCTACCTGTAGTTTTTTTAGTATTGGTCGCATCAATGGCACTAATGCAGGTTCTAAATACTCCATGCATGGGTAATCGTATGATCCTGTATCCCATAAAACGTAGTATTGGCTCATTTTTAATGGCCCTCTAACGTATATCGACTCGGTATCTTTATGTGGTGACCCAGTAAATTGTTGCCTTACCTGTATTTCCTTCCATAACTCAGGTTTGGCATCTAGTAATTTAAGCAATGGCTTTACATCTAAACCATCTGCTATACGAACAAAGTTAGATTCTTGTGTATGGGTCATAATCCGCTTTCTGTGAAGCTTCTTTACGTCTTTTGATGTATATGTCCTCTGCTACTTTCTTGGCTACTGGGAGGGCAAAGGTTAGTGCTAGTGCATCAGCTAAATCTGGTGACCCTGCACCCTGCAATCTTTTCTTTATCTGATCCTTGCCTTCCAATACACGCCTACCCACATTGTCATACCAATAAATTGGTGTTGCTAACTCTTGTTTGAGGGCTACATCGTTTGGTATTGCACCTCCTTCTTCTATCCATTGTTTCATTAACCACCACATCTCACTTCTACGGTTGATGTATTGCTCTGGTTTCATTGCCTTGCCACCAAACGGTATTTCGATTACGTCATATGACAATTGCCTTAGTCTGTCGATTACGCCACTACCTGCACCTGCATCACAAAACACTGCATCTGGTTTATGTTGCTCTATCAGATTGGCTACTCGTGACGCTAATTCCATATTGTCTATACCTCGATATACAACTGGTTTGAATGCTTGTTTGCCCTGCCGTCTGAACACTACAGAACGATCATCACCAAACCTTGCAGGGTCGATGCCAAGGATTATGGGGAACAATCGTACATGGTCTGATTGGTATATGCGCTTGGCTGCATCTTCGGTATCTGCCAATGCGATTAACTGGTCATCACCTTGTGCTGAAAAATCACATAGATACTCACGAGCAAATGATGTCTCACTCATATCACGTTTAAGACGAGTTACTTCGTTGGGATGTAGTGAGTCTGTGTCATATACCGTATATCTTGCTGCTGTCCAATCGCTTTCGTTTACAGCCTTGTAGTACAACTCAGAGAACAAGTTAATACCTTGTGGTGTACCAATAAACAATGACCAGC